TTGGAGACCATGGTCATTCTTGATGATTTGGTTGGTTATGGTAAGGTGTGGTCAAAGCACGGTGATAAAATGTTACAAGACCATGTGTTTCTGATGAATAAGTACAGACCGTTTCTAAACAACGCTGTACAAATTGAAAGTGCTAAGTTTCGTAAATTGGTGCTTGACATTTATGCTAGATCATAGTATAATTGACTCTTATATTATGTGAATGTGGATACGAAGTTTATACAACGCAATACGAGGTAATACATATGTCTTTTGCATCTCTTAAAAAGTCCCGTGGCAATTCTCTGGCACGTCTAGTTCAAGAATCAAGCAAACTTACCAGCGGTCAACAGCAATCATCTGGTGCGGACGATCGTTTCTGGAAGCCAGAAGTGGACAAGTCTGGTAATGGTTTTGCGGTAATTCGTTTCTTGCCTGAACCAAACGGTGAAGATCTGCCATTCGTGCGTATCTTTGACCATGGTTTCCAAGGTCCTGGTGGTTGGTATATCGAAAACTCTTTGACAACTATCGGCGAAAAGGATCCTGTTGGTGAATACAACAGCATGCTTTGGAACAATGGTACTGATGCTGGTAAGGAACAGGCTCGTAAGCAAAAGCGTCGTCTTTCTTATTACTCAAACATCTATGTCGTAAAGGATCCAGCGAATCCTGCCAATGAAGGTAAGGTATTTCTATACAAGTATGGCAAGAAGATTTGGGATAAGTTGAATGAAGCAATGAATCCGCAGTTTGAAGATGAGGATGCAATTAATCCTTTCGACTTCTGGGGTGGTGCTGACTTCAAGCTGAAGATTCGTAATGTTGAAGGGTATCGTAACTATGACAAGTCAGAGTTTGACTCAGCGTCTGCTTTGCTTGATGGTGACGATGATGCTCTTGAAAAGGTGTACAATTCTATGTACTCACTACAAGACTTCCTTGACCGTAAGCACTTCAAGTCTTATGACGAACTGAAGGCAAAGTTGGATCGAGTTCTTGGTCTGAATGCTCCTGCCACTCGTGCTGAAGAATATGATCCAGCACCAGTTGCTAAGGCACCTGAGATGAAGTCTGCTCCAGCACCAAAGGTAAGCGATGAAGTTTCCTTCGATGATGATGACGATGATAACTTGTCGTTCTTTGAAAAACTAGCAGAAGAAGATTGATGCCATTTTGCTAGTGTTTTTGGGGGAGCTTCGGCTCCCCCTTTTTTTATTTAAAACCGTATGTTCCGTAGAAGTTTGAGAATGGATCAGGTTGTGTAGTTGGACTATACTTACCAGCATCAATCTCAGCATAGTAACTGCGATTCACTCTGTTATCAAACATATTATTAATCATCGATGGCGGCGTTGCAGCTGCAGCTGGTGAATAGTTGCCTCTAGCAAAGTTTTGAAGCATTATCTTTGACTGCTTATCAATAACAGGCGCAGGGTTTTTTTGAGCTGGCGGGGTTATAGGAGGAAGTGTCGGAACATCTGATCCTGGCTCAGGTGGTTCTGCAGGGACTTTAGGTTTTTTTGGTACACGGAAATACAAACCTGTAAGACCAGGTCCCCAACTTTCATTCCACAATTGTTTAAGACCGTTTCTAGTTGCATCAAGTTCGTCAAGAATCCACTGTTGGATTGATTGGCTAATGGATTCTAAATCTCTTTTAAGATTATCCCAATAGTTGCCCAACCAACCACGGTCAATACCATCACGTGATTCAGTAAATGGGTTTGGTTGCTCTTCAATCCATTTTTGTAGATCGCCAATATTTTCAGCAACTTTTTCAAATGCAGCTCTTGTTGCATTTTCAATTGCTGCTTCAGTATTTGTTTTTTGACCAAATAGAAGTTCATTCAAATAATCGTTTGGCTTACCAAGCAACCAACCTAATGATTCTGCAGTCCAATCACCAGCAACATTAGTACCAGCTTGCCATGAAGTTTCTTCTGGGAAATCTTGCATGCGCTGTTCTTGTTGCTTTTTAAATTCTTCAAGTCCAAAGTAACCAGCAGTTGCTGCAGTTGCTGCCGCTAAGACATATGGATTCAATAGAACAGCCATAGCAGCACGACTAGCAATCATAGAGAATAGTCCGCCAACGCCACTGCCGATTAGCGCACCACCTGCTACTCCCATTGGACCAAATAGTGCGCCACCAATGCCAGCACCAGCCAATGCGCCGCCGAACATTCCGCTTTTGAAATTCTTAGTCATATCTTTTAGATTATCAATAAGATCTTTCTTAATAATCTTATGAAGTTTGACTAACCAACTTTCTTGTCTGGCTTCACTTTTAGTGTTGTTGTTGATTGCTTTAGTGTTCTTTGCGGTTTCTTGTGTATTTGTTGAAACAGTTGTTGAAATATCTTCAGCTGCATCTTCGTAGCCATCTTCCATCTTTAAAGTTGCTGCTGTTTGCAAACCAAGAGCTTGATTTACTCTTCTCACAACAGCTTCCAACTCCATAATTAATTGTTCACTATAACCTTCTCTTGCTTTTTGTCTGCTTAATGTTTTCTCAATAGAAATACCCATATCTCTAGCAAGTTCGGAACGAATTTGATCCGTAACCAAAGCTGGGTTCATTCTTTCTTGTAGTTGTAGTTTGAGGAATTGTACTTGCCTTAAACCATGAGCAGCGATGTCCGCCAACTTTGCATTCATCTGTCCAAGCATTTTACCCATAGTAGCAAACAGTTGCGTTTGCCCTTGTTGGGCAATTGCCATAACTTCTGTTTGTTCTTCTACTTGACCACTAAGTTTTGCTTGTAACGCTGTGTTTTCTCTAGTACCAAACTGCAAAAATGCCTGAGCAATCTGTGCAAATTCAGCGAGAGTAGTCGTATTGCTTCGTTCCATTTGTTGAGCAAAATCCTGCCCTTGTTCAAACGGATCTTTTCTAGCTGACATAGTAGAAATAATGCTAGAATTGATTCGGTCAACACTTTTAACGACATTAAGCAATCCCGCTCGCAAACTTTTTTGCAAACGCTGACGATTCTCAGAGTTAGACTCTTTTAGATTTTGGATTGCATTAACAATCGGCAGTGTATCTATTTCAGCCATTATTTCTTTCTCATTTGTTCTTCTTGTTCATCCAAGTGATGTTTTAATAATGTAACATAAATTTCTCTTTCAAATGGAATCATATTTTCAAGTTCTGTCAAACTATATTTATGATGTTGCATTAGTGCGAAATTCAACTGATACATATTCGCCAACGAGTCATGTATCAGAGCAATGTAAAAAAACTTGACAATCCTTCAATTATAAATGAATCCTTTTTCTTACACTTCTCGCAAGTCCATTCAACCTTATGTGTCAACTTCGGCATTTCCGCAAAAAAATCTGACACCTTTTTAAACTGTTTCTGATTTAATCCTTCCAGCCATTTTTGCATTTCTTGTGGCGTGAAGTCATCATAAACATTATCACCATCAAACACCATATCAATACAAGCAGCAATAACCTTAAATGGTGTTTCTTTGTCATCAATATCTAGATGCTCAACATCTGCCATTGATGGATAATGTACAACAATACCGATTTGATCAGTAATCATAATCTTTTTATCTTTCTTGATGCCATCAACCTTAATGTCATCAATATTAATACCGACTTCAGTCTTATGATCACAAGTAACATTTTCGCCAGTGTGACCAATGCGAAGTTCAATTATTTCTCCAACTGATTTAGCACGCAGCTTGAGGAATAGGTATTCAATATCAAACGTCGCCAACTTACCAACATCAATATCTTCTTCAATACAACTTTCCAAAATAGTTTTAGTGGCTTGCGTCATTTCATTAGGATCGCCGCCTTCCATTGCCATCAAAAGAATCTTTTCTTCTTTTACAAGAAATGGTCTAAAGTGTACTGTTTCCCCTGTCGATGGGACTTCTGTTGCAAACTTAGGTGTTGCAATTGTTGGTAAAGTCATAACTTACTCCTCAATTCAAAAAATATTTATGCGACAATTCCGCCTATAATGTTAGTGTTAACAGGTTCAATATCACCGCTAATTGATGATCCATATTCATTCAACGGCAAACCATTTGATCCAATAACTCCACCATCAAAGCCACGCAATGTATTTTGTCCTGCGCTGGCACTCTTAAAGATGGTTTTTGAAACTGGTTGTATATTACCACCAAATCCAGTTTCTTTAGTGTAACTTACATTTCCAACTCCTGGCAGCGTGATGCCAAATTGACTACCGCCAGCGCCAAGATTAAAGAAGAATCCAGCACCAAGTCCTGGTTGATTTTTTCTGTTGAAAATTACTTTGTAGTTTCTATAAGCAAACGAAATAGAAAGTCTTGCGATAGATTCATCGCCCCAGTTTAATCCAATAGGAGCAATGCTTACTGGGTATGCTTCTTGTAATGTATGAATAGCACCTAACGTGCCGCCAGCACCGTAATGCCTAATTTCAATGCGACCGATATACTTATCAAAGTATTGATGCATAAATCTTGCGTTGGTATAGTTCTGTCTATACAAGGCACTCTGAGAATCTAACTGCATTTCACCAGTTATTGGATTTATTTCGGTAGAAGTTTGTGATGCCTCATAAGCACCAGTGTCCATAATTTTATTCTGCCAGCGTTCAAAGTAATCCTTCTCACGCATATCTTCGCTTAGAATAAATGTCATGGTGACATCTGAATATGTTTGCATCGTAGGAATACGATTAAATGGACCAGTGTTATTAAATCTATGCTCAGTCAGCGTAAGGTTTCTTCCTGGGATATCTACAGTATCAGCACGAATGGCTAGATCTCTTTGATCCAAAGAATCACCAGGACCAGTAATAAAAACTTCAAAATGATCAGTCTTAGCAAATCCAGATTTGCCAAGAGATGATACCATATTCTGAACATTAAAACCAGAAGCTGGACCAGTTTGCCCAAATACTTCGCCGAGTAGATTGTTGACTGCCGTATCAACAAAACCTTTTGCTTGACTTTTTGCGAAATCTTTGAAACTTGCCATTAGATTTTTGCCTCTGATTCTGTATATACTTGACTTGCGCTTGCTTTGCTGAAGCGTTGCGTTGGTAGCATTAGTGCAATATCCCATTCGGCAGGACTAATATAAATGAATCTAGATCTCACATGCTTGCTTAGGTAATGCTTAAATGTTGGTTTAAAGTATTTGAAGCGACTCGCCTTGCTGAGAATGCTATATGACATAGCAATACGAGTTGACTCATCATACTTACGATTCGTTGACAATGTGTATAGTTGATCCATCAGCTTTGCTCTAAGCACAGGCGACAGATAGTGTAGATTCAATCCATAAAATCCACCAGCAGCACCACCAACCATAAAGATCAATGGGAAGCGATCATAGTAAGGCAGTGTTGCCTTATGCTTTGGATCATATTGAAAGTGATACATACCACCAATAGATGGACCATCAACCAAACGATTTTCTTTGAACATTCGTTTAGAACTAACACGACTGCTGCTTACATCAGATGCTACGCCACGGAACCAATCACGTGCTGCTTTATTGCGTGCAGGAATCTGTCCAGCACGGACACCTTTCAATAGAATCTGATCAAAAACACTTGCCATATTGCCTATTTATTCTTTCCAAACAGATGATTTTCAGTGATAACCTGAAATTTCCAATTGCGATCAGAACAAAACTCAGCAGCTGCTTCCCACTTGGCTTGATTAACACCCCAAGTCTTTACTTCGTTGATGTATTTCTTAGTGATGCGTGACTTTTTCTCAGGTGGTTTAGACTGTGATGCTGGCTTGACCTCAAACACAACAGTATCACCATTGCTTGTTTTCACAATAAAGTCAGGGAAGTATCTATGAAGTTTGCCGTCTATTGGTGAGCGATACGGTATAGCGAACTCCTCGCTTGCCCACCAAACAATATCTGGATTGCGATCAAAGTATGACATACACTGCAGTTCCCAAGAGCTGCGGTAGATAATATTAGACGGATCGCCTCTATATTTCTTTGGAAATTTTGGTTGAAATCTGCCTTGATAGAACTTTGTCATAACAGTATAAATAGATGAAAACAATTCTATATAGGGCATTCTCTATGGCAATCCTTTCAAATGTAAATGCTGGTAATATACTGTCTGGCAACTGGTCTATCTCAGGAACAATGAATGAGTTGATCGCTGGCGATGCTGTAAATGTAACAGCAGTAAATTCGGAACTTAAAAGTTTGTATGTTTCTCCTGGGAAAAACAATTTACAGTATCCAGCAGATTTAGATAATACGCACTACATTCTGTTTAATGTAAGAAAAAGATTGCCGAGCTCTGACGGTTATGTGAATACACCAAAACCTCAAACATTATCAGCGGACTATCCTACGATTGCTTTGCCGTTGCCTCTTAATCTTAGAGATGATCGTTCAGTCAACTACAACGACACTCAACTTGGTATTCTTGGTGGTGCTGGCGCAGGTAAAATGTCGTTTGATGAGATCGTTTCAGACTCCGCTAAAATCCTACGACAGTTTGGTGGTGGAGCTGCTAAAGAAGTAGGAGCAAGTGTTAAAGAAATGGTTGGTAAAGCACTGGGTGCGTTTGGCGAAGAAAAGAAAGAGGGTTTACTCGGCGACGCTGCTTTAGTTGGTGGCGGTTTGTTTGCAGCTGCGCAACTTGGTATGACAGGTAATGTATTGGCTGCTGGTTATGCAACTGCTCAGTATATGAAGGGGTATGCGTTCAATCAAGGCGTAGCATACAATCCAAGACTTGCTGTTCTATTTGACAATGTTAATTTCCGTGGGTTCAATTTCAATTACAGAATGATTGCTAGAAACAAAGAAGAATCCGAAATGATTCGAATGATCGTCAAAACATTCCAGAAACATATGCTACCTTCTTACTTGGATGAGTTGGAAACAAGCAGCGTATTCGTATATCCCGACGAGTTTCAAATTGAATTCTCAAATGCATTAAAGGGACAGTTGTTTGATTTCTTGCCATGTGTTCTTAAGAATGTTTCGGTAAGTTATAACTCAGATCAAGGACCAGCGTTCTTTGCTGATACAAACGAACCAGTTGTAGTTGACCTTTCTTTACAATTCCAGGAAACTCAAATTCTTACGAAGGAAGTTCTTGAGATGCAAGAACTGATTAATGAAGGATTTGATGCGGATGTTGCTAAAGAATTTGCATATTTTTAAGGTAAAGAAAGATGTCAAAGTATTTTACATATTTTCCAACAACTGAACACGACCTTACAAATATTGGTCAGCAGGTTCAACTAACCAATATTCTTCGTAGATTTACTATCGAATCTTCTGTTAAAAATAACATTGGTGTTTTTCATGAATACACTGTAAGAGCTGGCGATAGACCAGATACAATTTCGTACAAGTATTATGGTGATTCTGGATTCGGTTGGATTATTATGATGATGAATGAAATTCATGATCCGATATTTGGTTGGCCACTCTTTGGTGATGACTTTAATCAATACATCAAAGGAAAGTATGGTAGCGTTCCAGCTGCAATGAGTGAAGTGCACGAATATCGCAAAACAATTACAAATCGTCAAACGCTAACGAACGGCACTATTATTCCGCACCGTTATGTTGTTGTTGATAATAGCGTTATGTCAAGCGCAGCATACAGCCCATCTACGCTATATGAAAAAGGCGACACAGTTGTATATTCATCAATTGACGAAGAAACTCAATTAGTAAAAACCAAAGCATACATCTATATTAATTCTGTTGCTGCTACAGGTATTGCTCCGCCAAAAGAAAGTCATTGGCAAGTTGCTGGCAATCCAGTAACAAAATATGAGTGGGAACTTGAACAAAATGAAGCAAAGCGTATCATTAAAATCTTAGATAAAAGATATCTAAACAAAGTAAAAAATGAATTGAAAACGATTCTTAGGAATGGCGTTTAATGCGAGCCAAATTTCATAAACTAAGTTACATCACGACACAAGGAGCTGTCATTGACATCTCCGATCTTGTTGCTGAGATTAGCATTTATCAAAGCATATTTGATCATTATATGCAATGCGAACTTGTAATGCATGATGCTGTTGACTTGTCATTAGCAACAAAACAAGATATAGGAAGAAGGATCAACGGTGGCTTTACTGGCGGCGAAATTCTAGTCATTCAATATACCGCTCAACATAACCCGACGCTATCTAATTGTTTTGTATTATACGAAAGATCAAATAGAACCAAAGCCAAAGAAACAGTCGAAAGATATATCCTTTCTGGTATTAGTTTAGAAGCATACGATTCATACCCAAGAAAAATCTCTAGAGCATATGGATCGCCAAATGGCAACACTATTGATAAGATGGTCAAAAGTTTATTTGATGAATATGTTTATAGCAGAGGTGTAAAAGATCAGTATGGTGCAATAAAAACTACACTTAATGTAATGCAAGAAAAAGTGTTTGTAGCTGAACCAACTTCAGGGTTACAAAAATTTATCATTCCTAGTTTAAGTGTTGACGATACGATTGAATTTTTCTGTAACGAAGCGCAAGGTCTTGGTTATACTTCAAGATATATGTTTTGGGAAAGGCAAGATGGATTCTATTTTTATAATCTAGAGTCATTAGTTGACGCAGCCCCAGTAATGAATTACTACTATACAGAATTTAACATTAATGCTGCTGACGAAGATCATAGAAAAATTATACAGTACAATATTAAGAAAGAAACAAACTTCTTAGAAAACGCAAGAGATGGAATGTATAAGTCAAAAACTATACATCTAGACGTGTTAAAGAAAAAAGTTACAGAAAGCGTTTTTGACTATAACGAAGCAAGACAAGATGATAGGTTTAAAACTCTCCAGCAATTCTACCACAATGGAGTTGTTGGAGATTCAAATATTAATGTAACACTTATTACTACAAGACAAGGGCATGACTGTCAGTGTCAAATATTCTCTGAAGAAAATCATTTACCGAAAAGAATTGATTACATTATTGGTCCAAGAAAATCATACCAAAAACACTTATTCAATACTGTACTAAGTATTACTGTGCCAGGAACAACTGTAATTAATGCAGGCGATACTATTAATCTAGAGTTTCCTTTAAAGTCATTGCTTCAAGGAAAAGGTGGTAATGATCCGCAGTTGTCTGGTAAATATCTTGTAACAAAGGTAAGAAACAAATTCAGTAAAGTGATGGGCAATGTATCACCATTCATTACTGTACTGGAATGCGTAAAAGATACGCAGATTATGGAAGATAATGTGTTCCAAGCATTAGCAGAAGACTACGATGAGTGAGGAAAATTATGAGTAAATTTTTAGATGAAGTCATGGACTATCAAATTAAACCAAAACCTCAAGTCCTTCAAGAATTAATTGAACCAGAAAATCATATTCCAGAAGATGAAGAAACAAACAATACCGTCAAAAGCGACAAGAAAAAGGAATCCCTTCAGGAAATCGTAAATGCGTAATTTTATGGGAAAAGACTTCGTCTGGTTTGTCGGAGTCGTTGAAGATAGAAACGATCCAGTACAAATGGGTCGTGTGCGAGTGCGTGCATTTGGTTGGCATACTGAAGATAAAGGTCAAATTCCAACTGATGCATTACCATGGGCTGTTATTGTAAATAACATTCAGTCTGCTTCAGTATCAGGAATCGGTCATTCACCAACAGGTTTGGTTGAAGGTTCTTGGGTTGTTGGCTTCTTTATGGATGGCGAGCGTGCGCAGGAACCAATTGTTCTTGGTTCGCTTAATGGCGTGCCAGTAGATATGTCAAACACTGGTCTTGGATTTAATGATCCATATGGCGAGTATCCAAGATGGACTAAAATTCCAGATACTAACCCAGCTGCTCGTGAATCGCTCGCAAGTCTTGCTATTGCTAGACAACATAAAAATGCAAACAGATATGTTAATGGTAACGAACGCTCAATTCCTACTGCGAAACCACCAAGACTTGATGATAATGTAGTTGGACCAAAGGTAGATAATTATTATCAATCAAATCCATGGACCGAATTGCCTGCAGCAAATGATTCTATTCCTGAATACCCTCACAATCATGTGTATGAAACAGAGAACGGTCATCTTCAAGAGTTTGATGATACTGAAGGAAAAGAAAGATACCACCGTTATCACCCATCTGGAACATATGAAGAAATTATTGCAGATGGCACAAGAACAATAAAAGTTATTGGTAAAAATTATGAACTGTATATGGATGGCGTCAACATGTATGTTGAAGGTGATCTTAATGTTACAGTCAACGGTAATAAAAGAGAACTGATCAAAGGCGACTATTTCTTAGAAGTACAAGGTGAAGTTGGTTATGACTTCCAACAATCTTGGCAAAATAAAGTTGGCGGCAGTTTTAACCAAGAAATTGGTCACGAAAGATCTATCGGTATCGCAGAAAATGATTATCTTACTGTAATGAGAGGCGATCAAACTATTAATGTATTGCTCGGTGCGCAAAATACAACGACAGGAATTGGTGGTGCTTCACTAATTACAAGCGGAGCATATAGTGCAACCAGTTTGTTAGGCACTTCATTCAACTCAGGACTTACAACTAGCATTACTGCTGGTACAAGCATCGCAGCAACTGCTGGTATTGGTATTGATATGGACACATTTGGTTACATTCAATCAACTGCGCTTGGATTTAGATCAGAAACAACTGGTCTTTACAAGTTTGAAACGGTTGGTGGTGCAAGTACTGAAACTGTTGTTGGTATTAAAACAGAAAATTATGGCGCATCTCATATTACTGATGTTGTTGGTGCGCAAACTGTTTTGGTTGGTGCTGCTCAAACAACTGCAGTTGGTGGTGGTATATTCTCTGCTGCTGGTGGCGTGTATAATATGAGTTCTGCTGGTATTATGACTGCTATTGCTCCGATGATTGAATTGAACCCACTATAATGGCATATATTACATTATCTCCAACAAAATCAACTGAATCTTATGGTGGCGCAGCATCAAATACTCAATGGGCTGATGTTACTAGAGGAAAAGGTTTTGTTGGTAGTGGGAGCAATACTTTTACAGTATCAGTAACAGCGCACCCAGATGTTAATGAGTATGGTATTCCTATTGAAACTATTTTATGGTGCGGTATTGAACCAAGTTCTTTTACACGACCTGAAGAACCACAAATAGCAACGGCAAATAGCGCAAACACTGCAACTGTTAGCGGAAGATACCTGAATGGATTTACAGATACATTAAAATATCTTCCTTTGAATAAAAGTTATGCTAATGGGTATTTTGTTTCTCGAGAAACATTGCCTGAAGAATTTGACTTGGTTAAGGAAGCAAATGCTGAAATAACCTTTAACATAACAACTGAACCAACAACTGTTGTTGGGTTTGGTAATCTACCAGCAAATACAAATTTGTTTTATGTTGATGGAGATACCTCAACATATGTTACTGAATCATATAACGTGTATGTTAGAGTCGGCGATCTTTTAGGTAATCCTACAGCCAATGAATCGTTTTCAGTAACACACGATATATATAATGACTGGGAATTCTATATTATAAGAATAGCAGAACACAGAAAAACATTGGTTGCATATACAGCAAACAATTATGTGTTCGGAAATTCTTCTCTTGAAGCAACTTATGGGAGTTATTTTTACTGATGGACTATGATAACGATGAAGTGATTATTGACACATCAAAGATAACTGGCAAGTTTGTTATTGTCAAAGATGGGCAATTTGAATCATACGAAAAGTTTGATGATATTCCTGAATCTTTTGATCACATGGTGTCTTTTATGCCAAACCCACCAGAAGTTGATGGTCATAATCACGAATGGATTGAGTTGATGCGAGAACTTCAACCAGAAATATTACGGAGGTCTAACAGATGTTAGGATTACCAGCCGCAAGAATAGGCGATCCATGCGTACCACATTGTGGACCATCCGCAATGGCAATGTGTTCACCAAACGTGCGTGTTAATATGTTAGGAGCTGTGAGGCAAGGCGATTTAAATACACCACACTTGGTTCCTGCTGGCAAGTTTTGTGCAATTCACTCAGCACCTGTTACATTTGGCTCACTTACTGTTCGTGTTAATATGAGAGGAATGGCTCATATGTGGTCAGATTTAACATCGTGTACATTTATTGCATGTGGTTCGCATAATGTAGGCGTAGGAGGAGGATAATATGTTACCATCAGTATGTGACATACCAAAGGAAATTATTGCAGCCCTAAAGAAAATTATTTCAGGCGCATTATCATTATTCTTTAAAGGATTAGCAGCAATCGCAGCATTGTTTGCCGTAATTCAACAGGTGATAAATACGCTGAGGCAACTGATTGCATATGTTAAGTCATGGATTGAACAAGGAGCAAGGTTATTCTTGCGTTTGCTAGATATTGTAAACTCTAGAAGCGTTCATGAAGCATGCGCCAAGTATAATGCATTGGTAGAAGATTTTGGTGATTGGTCTGGTTTTCAAAATGTAGTTGATACATTACAACTAGACTGCAGTAGAATTCCAAGTTTTGGTATTAATGACTTGTGTCAATTATTAGATGATGTTGTTTATGAAGAAGTTGATGGTATAAAAACTTACCGAGTGTTGCCTAAAAGATCAGGCGCACCAACTAAAATCCCTGAAGTATCAGTACCAAGCGCATTGCCAAGTATTAGTGCTCCAGTTGATAGAAAGTCGATTACACCTTGGTTTCAACAAACCGCAGCTGCCTAATAAATAATCTTAACCTTAAAGGGGACAATTTGATTATACTAATTTTGAATTGATAAGTCAAGGAGTTTTTTATGGAAAATCATGATAGCATCGTAAATTTAATGGAAACATACATTGCAGAGAATGAAAAGTTTATGCAAGGTAATAGATCTGCTGGTACAAGAGCTCGTAAAGCACTTTCTGAAATGGCAAAGTTGGCTAAAGAGCGTAGAGCAGAAATTCAGAATAGCAAAAACGATCTTGAAAAGGCAGTCCAACAATTAAAACCAAAAGTGTAAGAATAAATAGTACATGGCGATAGCAAAAACAGAAATTTTTAGCGACATTAATCTTGCGTTTACTGCACATCCAGTAACAAGAAAACTGACACGCAAAATTGACAGAGATGCTGTCAAACAATCTATTCGCAATCTAATTCTTACAGATTTTTATGAGCGTCCGTTTCAGCCGAACATTGGTTGTAACATTCGCTCATATTTGTTTGAACACTTTACTCCATCGCTCAAGCAGCAGATGGAGAATACAATCAAAGAAACGATTGAAAATTTTGAACCAAGAGCAAACTTAATGCGTGTCTTGGTTGAAGATAGACCAGACCTAAACGGACTCACTGTTTCAGTTGCGTTTAGAGTTAGAAATGACACAACTCCAGTTGTACTGGATGTAATCTTAGAACGAGTAAGGTAATGGCAACGGCAAACACATATCTCAGAGTTACTGAACTTGATTTTGACCAAATCAAAACAAACCTTAAATCATATTTAAGCACACAAAGTCAGTTTCAGGATTATGATTTTGATGGTTCTGCTATGTCAGTTCTTCTTGATGTGCTTGCTTATAATACTCACTACAATGCATACTATCTAAACATGCTTGCTAATGAGATGTTCTTAGATACTGCGCAGCAGCGTGATTCGGTTGTATCTCGTGCTAAAGAACTGGGATATGTTCCTGTATCTGCTATCGGTGCAACTGCGAATGTTCAGGTTACATTTACTGGTGTTGCTGCTGGTACTTCGCAGTTTACAATTCCTAAGAATTCTAAATTTACAACGATTATTGATGATGTACAATATACTTATGTTACACCACAAGCATATAAAGTTATTGATAACAACGGATTTCAAACATCAATCGAGATTAAAGAAGGCACTCCTCTTACTCATAGATTTGTAGTTGATAGCAATAATCCTCAGCGTTACATCATTCCAAATAAAAATGTTGACGCTTCAAGTATTGCCGTAACAGTACAAGAATCATCTTCTGATACAACCGTGACTGAATTTACACGTGCAACTAATGTAAATCAAGTATTCTCTACAAGTCCAGTATTCTTTTTAGAAGAAGTTGCTGATGAAAAGCATGAGATTATTTTTGGTTCAGGTTCTTTGGGTAAGGCACTCAAAAACGGCAATATTATTATTGTAGATTATCTTGTTTGTAACGGCGATGCTACTAATGGCGCATCTTCGTTTTCTATTGACACGTTGAATGTTGGTGTTAGTTATACACAAGCAACATTAACAACCAATAGTACAGCACGAGGCGGTCGTCCTGCTGAAACAATTTCTTCAATTAAATTTAATGCTCCAAGGAATTATCAGACACAGAACCGAGCTGTTATTGATGAAGACTACCAGCGCATCCTTCTTGCTGAAAACGCAGACCTGCAGTCTGTGGTGGCGTTTGGTGGGGAAAATGCTAGTCCTCCAGTCTATGGTAAGGTGTACATTGCTGTTAAACCTTTCGGCGAAGAGTTTGCTACTCAAAACCGCAAAGCGCAAGTTCGTGCTTCTATTCTTGACAGAACACCTCTTGGTATTGATCCAATTATTATTGATCCAAATTACACTTATCTTATTCCTAGTATTACAACATACTATGATAAAACTAGAACACGTGTAACGGAATCGGCGATTGAACAAACCATTCGTAATACAATTGCTTCTTTTGCTTCAACTAATCTTGAAAGATTTGGTAATCGTTTGCGCTATTCTCGTTTCGTTCGTGCTTTGGATAATATTACAACTGGCAGCATTCTTAACAACGATGCGGTTATTAATCTTCAAAAGCGTTTTGTTCCAAATGTAAATGCTGCTGAAAAAGTTGAACTTGAATACAATAACCCTATTCGTAGAGAATCAGTTGCTTCTACTGAATTTACATACAACGGTTTTTCTTGCTACTTTGATGATGACGGTTTAGGTAACATTAACATCTATCGTTTTAATGCTTCAAGACAAAGAGTAAATGTTGTTTCTAATGCTGGTACAGTAAACTACACCACTGGCGTAATCGAAGTAAATAATTTTGCACCAACTGCATATTCTGGTATTGAAATTCGTGTAACAATTACTCCAGATCGTTTAGATGTAATTCCTGTTCGTGAACAGATATTATTAATGAATTCTGGAGATGCGGCAATTACTATTGTTGGCGAGTCTACCTAATGGCAGTCCTAGAAAAAATTTCTAAACTGGTAAAGAACCAGTTTCCTGATTTTTATAAAGAAGATGGAGAAGGATTCCTTCTCTTTATGCAGGCATATTATGAATACATGGAGCAGGAAGGCAAACTGACTCATGAGGTTCGTAATCTAAGTTCTTATCGTGATATCAGTACAACTACTGACGATTATATTACATATTTCTTTAATACACTATTGCCTTCTGTGCCAGAAGAAGTACTCGCCGATAAAAAAATTATGGCGAAGTACATTAAAGAATTTAACTTGTCACGTGGTTCTTTAGCATCATATAAACTTCTATTCCGTACAATCTACAATGAAAGTATTGAACTGTTCTATCCCTCAGAATCTATTCTTAAAGTTTCTGATGGTGATTGGCGCATTGATCAATATCTAGTTTGTAGTTATCAGCCAGCAACATACAATTTTATCGGCAAAACAATTAAAGGTACATCTTCGCAAGCTGAAGCTCTTGTGGAAGATGTAGTTCGCCGTGTTGTTCGTGGTCGAGATTTGATGCAGATTCTTGTATCAAATGTTAAAGGTACATTTAATCATCTAGAACCAATTCGTTTGTTGTCTGATACGACTTCAACTGGTCACACTCCGATTATTGAAGCAGGTATTAATAATGTAACAATTACATCTCCTGGTGGTGAATATCGCAATGGTGATGTTGTTCGTTTGATTTCTCCTGATGTTGGCGAGTTTGCTAAAGTTGTTGTTATTGGAACAGTTGACCTTGGTGGTACACTTACATTCTCAATTGAAGATGGTGGTTCAGGTTATACAACTTCAACCAGTAATGGTGGGACAACGATTGAGTTGATCGGTGGTGACGGAAATGAGCCAGCAAGTTTTGTTATTGGACAAACAGGCATTAACGACACCTTTGCGATTTCAATTAACACTGATCTGATTCAAAGCAATACTGTTTTTGGATCCATGGCTCCAGTGATTACTGATGCTGATGGCGCACCAAGAGCAATGAATACATTTGCGAATGTAATTATTTCAGCAACTGATTATGGATTTAGAGAATCAGGTACGGAAGTTCTTGGTAATAGAAGATACAGCGATCATGCGAATGCTGTACTTGTAGTTGCAAATACTTCTGATCCTGGAATTACTGTTGGCGCATCTTTGTTTGGTGTTACTTCTGGCGCCAATGCAACTGTTACTACAATTCGTAGAGCATATAATAGTACAAACATTGTTGTTGGCGTTGATACATATAAAAACTTTACAGGCACTGAAAAGGTAAATATCAGCACTGCTTCTGGCACAACAGTGGGTACAGTTACCTCATTTACAGGCAACACTGCTGGTTGGATTCCACTATCAGTTGCGGTTATCTCTGGTCAAGAACTTTCGGTTGGTGATGAGATTCGTGGTAGAAACTCAGGCGCAATTGGTATTGTTACTCATGTTGGTGCTGCTAATACAGGCGCATATACTGCACCATCAACTGTAGTTCGTGATGTAATTACTTATCGTGTTGCTGCTAACACTAGCGCAAATTTAACAAGTCAGTTTACTGCGGGACCAATTAAATCGTTTTCTCATTATGAACCAATTGCTTTGGTAACTGCAAATACAACAGTTGGTAATGTTGTAGATTGGTCAGTTACTTCTAATGGTATTATTGAAAATGTGTACACTAAACTTGAAGATGCATTTAATTATCTAGATACAACTTTCGGTACGATTAGAAAATTGTCAAGCGTCGTTGGTGGTTCTGGTTACTCACGTGCTCCAACGGTTCGTGTACGATCTAATGATGTTGCTGCACTTGGTATTGGCGAATCTTGGATTACCATGACCAGTACAGATTCTGGTCTTAATCTTATTGATACAAGTGATAGATTGCATCAAACGAGTGCGGGCGCATATGGTGATATTAAACAAATCTTTAACAAAGAACTTTTGCCTGATGGCGTAACATATCAAGTTGTTGCACGTGTATGGCAAGACTTCGGTAATCGTGATCCTGATAGTAACCAATATGCATTGGGCGCAGCAACTCTTAGAAGAATGGCTGGTTCTTGGATTCCTGGTTATGAGACCGACACAAGAACATTAGATGGTACTGTTAATGTTACGATTACCGCAATTGATGACAAAGGCGTGCTTGGTAAGAACGCAATTATTAATGCTGGTGTTGGTGCGAACGGTACGATTACTGCGATTCGTACTCTAGACTCTGGTTTCTCATACAAACAAGGTGAAGAAGTTATTCTTGAAGCAACCAATCGTCCACTTGCTACTGGCGGCACAGGAACAATTAATCTTTCTGGCGTTGCGAATGCTGAAGGTTACTATGCCACTACAAGAAGCCATGTATCAACCGCTCGTGGTTACATTCAAGATGGCGAATACTATCAAGAGTTTTCATATGAAATTATCTCACCAATTTCTCTGCAGAGATATCGTGATTATGCATTGAAACTGGTACATCCAGCTGGTCAAGCGTTGTTTGGTAAGTTCCGTTCACAGTCTAATGTTTATGTTGACGTGACCGCAAATACATCATTCACCAAGACGCTTATTTCTAATGGTACAATTTCAATTACTAAGACCGCAGCAAATGGTACAGTAGCAATTGAAAATGGAAATAATTATGTTGTGGGTACATCTACCAACTTCTTGGGTGAGTTTGGTAACAAGGCAGTTGCTGGTAGCGTAGAAGTAACAGCGGCAAATGCAACTGTAATCGGTACTGGCACCTCATTTACAAATTATGCGGTTGGTGACCTTCTGCAAGTTGGTGACAACGATTATGTCATTAAAACTATTGCTAACAATACAGTTATGTCAGTTAGACCTGATGTAAATATGAAGGGTGCTTCTTCCAATTCAAACTACACAGTAAATGGTAAGAGCAGCTTTATCGTAGAGTGGGATCCAGGTGATGGTATTCCTAATCGTTTTGTTGAGGTTGGCTTTAGCGCCAATTCAGCAACGAATGTAATTCTAACTGATAACTGGATCTTTGGTACAATTACTGGCGCAAATATCTACTTTGCAAACTCTCATACAATTGTTGGTTCTTCAACTACATTGACCAGCGAATTTGTTAATGGTGATGTTATCCTTATTGAAACTGCGCATAAACAATATGACAAACTCGTACTAAATAAGGTGAATTCCGCTACTTCTGCAAACCTTGTTTCTAAGTGGGTTAGAGCAGATCTTTCTGGTGCGAATGCTTATTATATCTCAGGAACTTTCTAATGGCTGTTTATAGATACGCTACAAAAGACCTTTCAATTACTAATGCTGAAGCATTTAAAGATGCGCTCAGCGCAAGTGATGGTAGAGCAACAAAGAATTCGGTTATTCTTTATGTTTGTCTAGGTAGAACAAATCCTTGGCCAAATGAACCAACACCTGAGAATCCACCAGACAACGAGCAGTATTTGCATTATGAAGTAATGCGTAGAATGCTTGGTGCTAAAAAAGTAAATCCAACTGATGTAAGTCATGTAATTCCAAGATATGATTGGACTTCAGGTACAACTTATTCTATGTATCGTGATATCGATACAGATATGTATGATCGTGCATGGTATGTTCTTACTGACGAAAATAACGTGTACATTTGTTTGTATAACAACAAAGGTGCCCAGTCAACGATTAAACCAACTGGATTCTCAACTCTTCCATTTACAACCTCTGATGGATATACTTGGAAGTACATGTACACAATTTCGTTGGGTGACGCTCAAAAGTTTATGACTGCGGTTCATATGCCAGTCAAAACAATTACTGCAGATGACGGTTCAATTGAATCCTCTCGCCAACTTGCAGTACAAAATGCTGCAGTAAATGGTGCGATCTTAGTTGTTGAAACAAACCAAACTGGTTCTGGATATTATCAGGTTGCGAATGCTGCTGTTGATGCAGCAGGTTTAACAACTTTAAGAATTTCTTCTACTGCTAATCCTGCTTCAGAAAATGATTTTTATAATGGTTCTAGCGTTTATGTTACAGATGGAACTGGTGCTGGACAGCTGCGTAGAATTATCAACTGGTCTGGTTCAACAAGAACGCTGACTGTAAATACTGCATTTGCGACAGTATGTAATACAGATTCACGTGTTATTATTTCTCCAACTGTTACTATTATTGGTGACGGACAAGGAGCAAAAGCATATAGTCTTGTTGATACAAGCACTGGTGCTATTGCTAATGTTTCTGTAATCAATACTGGTTCTGGTTATACACGTGCAACGGCACTTATTAGTGCAAACTCTACTCATGGATCAGGCGCAACGGCAAATGTTGTTATTTCTCCGCTTGGCGGTCATGGCAAAGATCCAATTCGTAACTTGCATGCTGATAAATTAATGTTGAATGTTCAGTTTAATGGTTCCGAAGGGCAATCAAATACTGGCAAAGGATATATTCCATCAAATACTGATTTCAGAACAATCAGCGTTTTGCGTGATCCAATCTTAAAGGTTGATGCAAACAACGATATTGTTTCTGTTGAACATATTGCCAATACTTCTAATTCTCCATCAACTTTGCGCTTAACAACTCGTTTGGGTATTGCCTATTTGAGTCCAGAACTTATTGGTAACATTGTTCCTAACAATATTCTTACCAATTTGCGCAACTATAATCGTGCAGTATCTGGTGAACTCGAATTTGTGACACAGTTTGGTACTGCTGCAAAAACAGCAGCTGCTCTGTCCAATGCAGTACTTGCTGCAAACTGTAATGTTGTATATGCAAGAGATGATGAAACAGTTGACGATGCATACTTTCAAACTCTGTATATAAATAGCGTAGAAAGTTACAGCGATTATCCTGCTTTTACTAAAGATGATGTTCTATTAAAGAGCACCAGTACAACTCCATTGGCTACTGTTGAGGCAATTAGTGGTCCAGAGGCAAATACATTCTCTGGAGAAATTATCTTTACAGAAAATGTACAAGCAGTAACTCGTGACCCAGACCAAATTGAAGATATTAAGATCATTCTAGATTTCTAAGGATAAGATAAATGGCAATCGAAACCAATCTTAATCAAAGTCCATATTTTGATGACTTTGCGGAGAGTAAAAATTTTCACCGTGTTCTCTTCCGCCCAGGATATGCAGTACAGGCTCGTGAATTAACACAGCTTCAAAGTATTCTGCAAAATCAGATTGAACGATTTGCCAATGAAGTGTTGGTAGATGGCACTGTTGTAACAGGGGTTGGTCTTACAACCTCTCAGATTGATTATGTTAAGTTGCGTGACAAAGATGCGAACAATCGTGTATTGCTGCTTGGTGACTTTTTTTCAGGCGGCGCAATTGCGAATGTAACAATTACTGGTTCTGATTCTGGTGTTACTGCACGTTTGGTTGATGCTAAAGAAGGTTCTGAAACTTCAGCTCCAAACTATCTTTCTTTGTTTGTTCAATACACAAACTCTGGTTCTCTTAATACTGCAAAAAGTTTTTCTGACAACGAAACGCTGATTGCTCGTTGGACAGGCAATAATACATTTAAAGTTGCAGCAAACACGATTGTTACTAGCGCAACTGGCAAAGGTTTCCGTGCTACTGTTTCTGATGGGGTTATCTATCATAAAGGGAATTTTGTTCGTGTATCTCCGCAAAGTATTATCGTTGAAAAATATAGCACCAGCCCTAACAAGAAACTTGGTTTTGAAACACGTGAATCTATTGTAGATTCAAACGCTGATTCTTCGTTGCTCGATAACGCCACTGGCGCAACCAACTATGCTGCTCCTGGTGCTACTCGTCTTAAGATGAGTCCAGTTCTTGCAACTCGTAGTCTAACGGCAGCAAATACAACCACTTTCTTTACTATTGCTAACATTGAAAATGGCAATGTAATTCAACGCTTTACTGATACAACATATTCAGACATCGGTCAATATGTTAATCAGAAGTTCTATGAAACACATGGCAACTATGCAGTTGAACCATTTAATATTCGTGTTCGTGAGCATCTAAAGCGCACCGATAACCTTGGTCGTTACAATGCAGATGGTGGTGGTACTAAGAACAAATTGGTTACTGAAGTTGAAAGAGGCGTTGGTTATGTAAGTGGTAATCGTATTTCTATTGAGAATACAGTATTCCGTGATGTAGATAAGGCGACCGATTTCACTTCAACAGACAACCGCACCGTTGGTATGTCGCTTGGTCATTATGTTCTTTGTAAAGAAGTTGTTGGTCAGTTTGACTTTAGAAACTTAAAGGTCGTCAAACTTTACAGCGCAGCTCAAAAAGGTATTTCTAAGAAAACATTGGGTCAAACTGCTGCTTCTGGTACTGTTATTGGTGAAGCACGTGTCCGTGGTATTGAGTGGGATTCAGGTACGATGGGTCATTGGAACGGTCAGTTCCGTATCTATCTTTTTGATGTAAGAATGTATAGCGGTTATTCGTTTGCTGAAGTTCGTTCTATCTATGATGGTACTCGTGGCGGTTCTTTGAACGCTATGGCTGACATTATTCTTGAGTCTGACGGTACTGCTAAGATTAAGGAACCAGGACTTAACAGCCTTGTTTTCCCGTTCTCTCAGAAAGGAACGAAAACACTAAGAGATTCTGCTGGTACAATTGATACAAACTTTGTAGTTCGTAAATCAGCTGCAGTAACAATTACAACTGCTGGTACAATTACCAATTTCGGTACAGCGAATGCTGCTGGTGGTACTTCTGATGAGGATCATAATGATTCTGGTACACTAGATGTTTCTGACCGCAGAAACTTTATTGTCGTTTCACGTGCTGCTGCTACTTCTAATAACAAGACTGGTACAATTAGCGCATTCAGCGGAAATACAATTACTGGTTCTGGCACCGACTTTAATGACGATTACAGCGTAGGTGATTTCATCACCTTTACGCATGGTTCAAATACAATTCTTGAAAGAATTACAGGTATCAATGGCGCCACAACAATTTATGTTGCTAACAATATTGGCTACACTGGTGGCGGTTTATCGCTAAACCATAAAGCATCTTATCCTGCTGGTTCAATTTTCGATATGTCTGCTAATGGCAGCATTACTGGTACAGAAGATACATTAACAATTAACATTGGTCGCAAAATTTCTAGCGATACTGCTGCTACAGTATATTGGGATGTTGTTCGTTACAACGCTGTACATGCTGACAAGACTGTATATAAAGATAAGTTCGTACATATTAACTGCGGCAACAATGTAACCAATAACCTTGGTCCATGGTGCCTCGGCGTATCTGATGCGTTTAAACTGGTTGGTGTTTATAAAGGTTCTAACACTGCCGTTTCTACTGCTGATTCAGATGTTACTTCTCACTTTGAACTTGATAGTGGTATGAAGGATGGTTATTATGGTCCAGCATATCTAAGAAAGAAAGCAACAAGTTCTTTGTCGTTGTCTGCTGCTGATGGTTTGATGGTCAAGTTTAACTATTTCTATAGATCAACATCTAATGGTTATGCTTACACTTCAGTTGATTCATACCCAATTGATCCAAACGAGAATAGCGCAAATACAACTGCAATTACAACACAAGAAATTCCAGTCTTCATTTCTCCTACTAACGGCAGAAGAATTGACTTGCGTGATGCTGTTGACTTCCGTCCATATATGGCTAACACATGTGAGCCAACCGCAACTGGTACTGTTGCTGGCGCACCTACTAACCCAAGAATTTCTAATACATTCTTGTATGGTAGCGATTATGGCGTATATAACATTTCGCCAAGCGAAAACTTCCGTTGCGATTTGCAGTATTACTTGCCAAGAAAAGACCGAGTTGTACTGACCAAAGAAGGTGAGGTTGAAGTCATTAAGGGTGTTGCTGCTATAACTCCTAGAACTCCAGACGAAAGAGCTGGCTCAATGACTTTGGGTGTACTAAACATTCCAGTATATCCATCGCTTTCTCCATATGTTGCTAAACAATCTGGTCGTCAAGATTATGCAGTAACGCTGAATCTTGAAAACAATCGTCGTTATACGATGAAGGATCTGCGTGCAGTTGAACAGCGTGTTAAAACTCTTGAGTATTACTCATCATTGAATGCTCTTGAATCTTCAGCTAAGAACAAACAGATTTTTGGTTCTACTGGCATTGACCGCTATAAGAACGGTTTCTTGGTTGATAACTTTGATGGACACAATATCGCCGATACAACCAAAGTCGGTTATCGTGCAGCTATTGATAGAAATAGAACTCAACTTCGTCCAACTTATACTCGTACAGACGTGGCGTTGTCTAAGGACGTACAATCAACTTCAACTAATGTTGTCAACAACAATGGTATTGTTACGCTTTCTTATACTGAAGCAACATTACTTGATCAGAAATATGCTTCTAAGTTGCGCAACCCAGTACAGGAATTGACTTTCGATTGGAGAGGCGAGATTAAACTTAATCCTCCAGCGGATAATACTCCAGACATCACTACCTTGCCTGATATTCAAATTGATTTTGATGGTATGTTCCAAGCAATTCAAGAAATTGCTGATCGTACTGGTGTCACTGGCACTGATTGGGGCAACTGGATTACCACTTCTTCTACAAGCACAACCACAAACCTTGGTAATGTTAGCGGCGGTAACTGGGCTGGTTTCATTCAAGAAACAACTACTCAAACAGATCAAATCCGTGAAGGATTACAGACTACCATTAGTGCATCAAACGAAACTTTTGAAATCGGCAACTTCGTAGAAAATGTTGCGGTTCGTGAATATATGCGTTCTCGTTTGATTGAGTTTACTGGCTCTCGTATGAAGCCAAGCACTCGAGTTTATCCATATTTTGACGATGAACTTGTAGAAGAGTATTGTACTCCAGCAAACAGTTCGTTTGCAAATACCTCAGTAGAAGGTAGCGAACTTGTTACTGATGCGAAAGGTAATGTATATGGCATTTTCCGCATACCTGATGGGAAATTCCGTGTTGGCACCAAGCGTTTTACTCTAAAGGACGTTGCCAATACTCAGACTCAATCTTCGTTAATGACTACATCAGCTCACGGCGACTACACGTCAATTCCTCTTGATGTTACTCAGCGTGGTTCATCAATTAATATGGTTGTCCCTCAGTTCGCTGATGATGTTGTTACTGACAATAGAACACTAACTTCTGTTAGAACTTCAACTGTTGTAACTCGCCGTTGGGATCCGCTTGCGCAAACCTTTACAGTTGCTGCTGGTCAATCTGAAGGTGTATTTGTAACTAAGTTGGACTTGTGGTTTGGTCGTAAGTCAAGCACTTATCCAATTACAGTACAGTTGCGTGAAGTTGAAAACGGTTTCCCAACATCAACAATCGTTCCTTATTCTTCTGTTACTTTACAACCTTCTTCTGTTAATGTTTATGGTAACAGCGCACCAACTGCTTCGGCAACTACATTTACATTTGATTCGCCAGTATTCTTGAAGAACAATACTGACTATGCATTTGTTGTAATGCCTGGTGGTAACAACGATGACTATGCCTTGTGGTGCGGTCAACTTGGTGGCACTGATGTTAATACCAATGAGTTGATTGATAAACAACCAGCTGGTGGCGTATTGTTCACTTCTTCTAATGACAGAACTTGGAGTCCTGTTCAGTCTGAAGATGTTAAGTTTAAACTACACAAAGCGCAGTTTAGCACCAGTACTGGTACTGTTTATCTAGATAATAAGAACGACGATTACTTCTCAATTGATAATATCGGCGGTTCATTTAACTGCGGCGAAAAGATTGTAGCTGAATCTGTACTTCGTATTTCTGGTGTAACAGGTAACTCTGCTGGTCAGTACATTACAGTTGGTACAGTAATTGCTAATAACAGAGCAACTTCTACTGCTGCTAATGGTGTTGTTCGCCAGATTGTAAAAGAATATGCAAACGGTGTATGTATTGTTAAGATCGATCCATATAACTCTGCTAAGTTTGATGCTATGTCAGCTGGCGATCGTTTGATGATTTATGGTACGAACTTCACTAGCGGTATGGGTGAAATGAGTTCTTACTCTGCTAATACTCGCAGCGGTTTTGTTAGTTTCTACCATCAAACAGGTGGTAAGTTGTACATCACGAATTCTACTGGTACAACATCAACTCCGTTTGCTAACGGTTATGTTCGTGGTCAGGTATCTAGTGGTTCTGCAAGAGTAACATCAATTGATAATGTTGTATTGAATACACTTGTTCCAAAGATTCCGCAGATTACCTATGGCAACACTAGCGTTTCTTGGACAGCTAAAACAACTTCTTCAGGCGGTGTAGTTGGTACAACCTTTGAGAATATTGACCTTCAAGCTGAAAATAACTTTACTGATGGCGTGAAGAAAATTTACTCGAAGTCGAATAAAGCAGGAAGAACTTTGATTCTTAAGGGTTCGTTGTCAACTAATGATACCAACGTGTCACCTGTTATTGACAACAGTCGCTCTAATGCAGTTGTAATTAATAATATTATCGGTACATCTGCTGCTGCTACTGAAGAATGGAAGGATGTTGGTGGCGCAAGCATGCGTTATATGACTCGCCCAGTAACATTGGCTGACGGTCAAGACGCTGAAGATTTGCTGATTTATATCTCAGCCTATAAGCCATCTACAACTGGCATTAATGTATATGCTCGTATTCATAATCCTGAAGATTCTGAAGGATTTAATGATAAGGATTGGACGCCTCTTCGTCAAATTACTGCTGCGAATACATATTCAGATACTGTTAATCGTAACGACTTTAAGGAATTTGAGTTTGGATTCTCTGCTAATACCGACGGATTAAATTTCTTGGGTACTGGTTGGGCAAACAATCATGCATATATGAACACTGGTAATAATGATGTTGTTGCTTATCGTTCAGGCGATGGTTCCTACAATCATACCTTTAAGACGTATGCTATTAAGATTGTTATGACATCCGAGTCTTCTGCGGTTGTTCCATTAGTTCGTGATATGAGAGCGATTGCGCTGCAAAAATAATGAAAGCGGTAAAAATTAAAGACAATGAAGATTTGATCCGTGACACCAAGTCAAATGCGGTGCTAAATACTGATATGAGTTCGCTCGAAAAATATCGTGCTCGCAGAAATAAAGAAAGACAAATGTCGTCTGATGTTGATGAACTGAAGCAGAGGATGACCAATATAGAGCAACTGCTTCAACAACTTGTAAATAGAGAAACCAAATGACTGTAGCTGTAGCAAATACAAATCTAAACAACAGTTTTAATAGTTGGCGACTAAACACGAACTTGCTCGCTACTGTAATGAGTAACAATGTTGTTACTGTTATGCGAAATAAAACTGGACAAGGTCGTGGCGGTTCTGTTGCTGGTAATGCTCATATCAGCGGGACTTTCTCAGCAACTACGCTTAGAACTGGAACACTCAAATCAGGTAACACTACTGATGCTGGCGGTTGGCTGTATGTTAAATCTAATACATCTATCAATGCCACTTCAGTTGCGATTGTTGCTAACACGACAATTGCTGGTAATGTTATCATTAACACTACTGGTTCTCAAGTATTTAATGTTGGTGATGTTTCTCGTTTGCGTATTAGCGGTGGTAGCACTGGTCAATATCTTAGAAAGGGTGCTTCTGGAAAACTTGACTTTGAATCTTTGACGCTGCGTCAAATTACTGATCTTTCTTCTAACTCAGCTCATTTAATTCTTTCGGCTGCTAATACCACATTTAGTGATAATGGTGATTCGCCACACTTAAAGTTTGCTGGTATCTCGGATACTGTTGATGTATTCCTTGCTGCTGATATAACTCCTGGTGACTCAGACCTTTATATTAAATTGGCTGATGCTACTGGTGATTCTACTTTAGTTGTTGCTGATTCCGCAAACAATCGTGTAGCGTACATTGATTCAGACGGCAACATTACTGCAAAGACAGCACAATTTAATGCTGTAACAGCTAATGGCCATATTCTCCCAGGAACTGACGACTCCTATGATCTCGGTGCTTCTGGTCAAGAGTTCCGCAACCTTTATATTGATGGAACTGCCGAGATTGATGTCCTAAGTGTCGCTACAGGAGCTTCTCAGGGCGTCGCTGCTTCGCTTATCCCTGTAACTGATGCCGTTGGTTCGCTTGGTTCGTCCACTCGCAAGTGGAGTACTGCATGGGCTGACACGACGAATGGTGGTGCAGGCGTATTTAAGACCGTTGGCGTTTCTCAAACTCTTAATGTTAATGGCGCAACAACCTTTAACAGCTCAGCAACCTTTAATGGCAACATGACATTGGGTGATGCTGACTCTGACACAATTACTGTTAAGGGTAAGTTCGCTAATCTCGCAGTAACAGGTGTTGCTTCCTTTAATGGAATAACCAACTTTAATGGTACAATGAATATTAATGGCAATGTCAACTTGGGCGACGCTGCTTCTGATACCTTGACTGTAACATCAGGCTCAAATTTGAATAACGATGTTAATATTGGTAGTTCTGCTGCTGATACGCTTACCATTAATTCACAGATTGATTCCAACCTAATTCCAGTTGTTGATGATGGCACTGGTCATTATACACTCGGTTCTACTGGCGATCGCTGGAATGGCGTTTATGCTAATACTCTGTATGCCAATACAGTAAGTGTTGATAACGATGCAACAATCAACGGCAATCTAACAGTTGTTGGTGCGGTCAATATTTCTGGTGGCTCCGCTATTTCTGCGCCAACAGGTTCATTTACAACGCTGACCGTTACTGGAACATCAAATCTTAATGGCACAGTAAATCTTGGTGATGCCTCTGCTGATAACATCAATGTTAATGGCTCAATTAACACCGATGTGATCCCAGTAGCAGGCGAACGCCATAATCTTGGTTCTTCTGGCAGCAAGTGGTCAAATGTTTATGCTAACAATGTAACAGTTGGTGATGAAATGACAGTTACAAATAGACTGTCAATCACTAAGAATCTTGTTGTTAGTGGCAACACTCAAATTACGAACAATTTAAATGTTGATGGCAATATTACTGCTGATGGTACTTGGAAAAATGATTCTGTTGTAATTGTTGGCAGCAACGGCAAATTGCATGCTAATAATACAATCACCAATGGTACAATTACCAATGCAATGCTTGCTAACTCCAAGTTGACATTCCGTGATGGCGCATCTGGTAATACTACACTTGTTGATCTTGGTGATACAGTAAGCATTTATGAAGGCGAAGGTATTGATGTCTATGTAAACTCTGATTCAATTTCTATTCTTGGTGAAGATGCTACAACTACAAACAAAGGTATTGCTCGATTCAACTCAAATAACTTTGTGACTTCTTCAGGTCTTGTTACTCTGAAGGATGCTGGTATTGCAAGTGCGAAGTTGATTAACACAGGTGTAACTGCTACTTCTTATGGCTCTGCCACTGCAGTTCCTGTTATTACTGTTAACAGCAAGGGTCAAATTACCTCAGCAACAACTTCTACAGTTGCTGGTGTTACTAATGTAACATATACTCAATCAAATAACGCTATCACTGTTGCTACTGCTGCTGGTTCGTTTAAAACTGATATTGATCCAGCAACTACAACTTCTGGTACTGGTCGTGGCGTTGCTTCTTTTGATTCTGGAGACTTCACAGTTTCTTCTGGACACGTTGCCCTTAAAGACGCAACCACTGGTGCAGTTCTAGCAATTAATGGTACTTCTAATGAAGTCAATGTATCTCGCAGCAACGGAACAGTAACAGTCGGTTTACCAGATGATGTGACTGTTACAGGTCAGTTGAATGTTGGCGAAAATATTGTAGTTTCTGGCAACCTTATTGTACAAGGCACAACTACAACAGTCAATTCAGAAACTGTTAATATTGCTGACAATCTTATTGTTCTTAACAGCAACTACAGCGGTTCTACTCCATCAGAAAATGGTGGTATTGTAATTGAGCGTGGAACAAAAGCAAATTATCAATTTATTTGGGATGAATCTGCAAAGCGTTGGTCGACAGACGGCAGAAATCTTGCTGCTAATAATTTTGTCGGCAATCTTACTGGTAATGCAAGTGGTTCCGCTGCTACATTAGCATCTGCTCGTTCAATTGGCGTGAATCTAACTGGTGATGTAACTGGTTCTGGTTCTGCCAACTTTGATGGTTCTGGCAATATTACAATTAATGCTGCAACAACATATAACAACGATGTTGTTCTGGGTACTGATACTTCAGGAAACTATGTTGCTACAATTACTGACAGTGCTGGTATTGATGTTTCTGGCTCTGGTTCTGAGAGTGCAGCAGTAACTATTTCTCTTGACCTTAGCGAATTGACTACATCTACGACTAATGGTGATGGTGATTACTTTATTGTTACTGACACATCAGGAGTACAAAGAAAACTGACCAAAGGCAATATCAATATTTCTGGCTTCAATAATGATGCTGGTTATTCTACCACAACTGGTACTGTAACAAGCATGACTGTTACTGCTGGTAATGGTTTGTCTGGCGGTGGTACTGTTACTTCTTCTGGCACTGTAACATTGAATGTTGGTGCTGGTGCTGGTATTGATGTTGCTGCTAATACAATTAGCGTTGAATCTGACCTTCGTGGCGACGTGTTCTATATTGGTCGTGATACAAACGATTATTATGTTGTTAACACAACAACTCATGACTGGTATCTCGACGGTGTTCTAGATATGCGTCTCGAGAATGATGGTGATCTCCACTGCGACGGAGACGTGATTGCATACTCAACTACAACATCTTCTGACCGTAAGTTGAAAGATAACATTAAAACAGTTGAAAATGCGTTGGATAAGGTTCTTCAGCTCAATGGCGTTGAATTTACTTGGAAGAAAGATGGTACTCGCTCAGCTGGCGTTATCGCTCAGGATGTAGAAAAGGTTCTTCCTCAAGCTGTTAAAGAAGTCAATGATCTTAACACTGGAGAGGCATACAAAACTGTTAAGTATGATGCTCTGCATGCTTTGTTAATTGAATCGATTAGAGAATTAAAAGCTGAGATTGATGAATTGAAAAAGAATAAATAATCAAGAGGTAATTTATAAATGTCAGTCAAGGCAAACATACTTGTTGCTCAAGGAACAGATTTTTCTACCACGCTGACCGTTACAGACGATGATGGCGAGGTGATCGATCTGACTGGTTACACTGCGAATGGACATATTCGCAAGCACTACACATCATCCACAGCAACTGTCTTCACTTGCACATTTGGTTCTCCAAGAACAGATGGACAGTTGACAATTTCTCTCGACAGAACAATCACTACCAATATGGATGCGGGTCGTTATGTTTATGATGTTGAATTGACCTCTTCTGCAAATACTCGCAGCAGACTCGTTGAAGGAGTTGTTACTGTTACCCCAGAAGTCACTAAGGCATAGGGAGGGCAGAAATGGCTTTCACCGTAAAAGTAAGCCAACCAACCGCAAGAAAGGTTGCTTTTAGCCAGACACAAAAACCTCTTACGCTAAAGAGCAGCACATCTGCAACAAAAGTTGTGGGGTTGGCGGATGTTGATATAACAGAACCAGGCGGAACGGATACAGGTGCAGCTTTAATTTATGATGCGACGACATCTACATATAAAAGCGAAAAGGTTTTCGACTACATAGAAGCAACAGATCAATACAAACTTGATGGTGGTAATTTTTAATGACAATTATTGCCATAAAGAGATCGCAAAGTAACAGTGCGCCCACTTTACTTTCAAACGGCGAACTTGCATATTCATACTCTTCCGATAAACTTTTTATTGGCCAGACAGATACATCAAATTCTTCTGTAAGCGTTGAGTATATTGGCGGCAAACTGCTTGTCGATAAGGTAGCAAATCTAGAAAGTATTATTTTTGGTGGCAGCGCATCAATATCTTATGGCGCACTAACTGCAAACACGCTTACACTCTCTTCTATTTCTGCTGGCAGTCTGCTGCGAACAAAAACAGGTGGTGTTGTTGAGGGTGTGTCTGGTACTTCTGGACAAGTAATGCAAGTGGCGGCAAACGGAATGCCCTATTTTGATAGTTTAAATGGTGGAACATTTTAAGTATGAGTGACTATCTAAATCATGAAATTACAAACATTGGGGTAGAAAAGCAACTGGTTGATCTGAACAAAACGATCGTTGCTTTGCGTGGTCGAATTACAGAACTTGAAAGCGAATTAAAAGCAAGAGATAAAATTCCTATACCAAAAAGTGTAGTACAACAAATTATTGAAATGGAAGCAATAATTCGTAAACAACAGGCAGATCTTGAATACTATAAGAAATATGTGCCAGTTCAAGTTATTATAAATAAAGAAAACAAAGAAAAGCCAACTCGCAGGGGTGGCATACCGAAATAAAAGGTATAGGAGCAGATTAAAATGTCATCTATTATTAAAATTAAACGCAGCAGCACTTCAGGTTCCATACCTGGGAGTCTTGAAGTTGGCGAAATTGCGGTCAACTTGTTCGACAGAAAACTCTATGTAGGTAACAGTGCTGGTGTAACTGCAATTGGTGGTGAAGATTTTCGTTTGACCACACAAAGTGCTGGTTCAGAAGGCGCATACCTCAAACTTCTCGGCGATTCTGTACTCTCCACAAATACAGTATTTATTCAAGCTGGAGAAGGTGTTGATGTAACACGTCAATCTAATGGCACGATCACAATCGCAGCTGAAGATGCATCTGCTGCAAACAAAGGCGTTGCTTCTTTTGATAGTGGCGACTTCTCGGTTTCTTCTGGTGCGGTAACTCTTGCTGATAGTTCTTCTGGTGCTGTTCTTGCTATTTCTGGTACAACTAATGAAGTGGATGTTTCTCGTAGCAACGGTACAGTAACAGTTGGTCTGCCTGACGATGTTACCATTACAAACGATTTGACAGTTAGTAACGATTTGGGTGTTGCTGGTAATGTTACTATCGACGGTAATTTAACTGTTGAAGGTGGCGTAACTTATATCTCTTCATCGACTGTAAATGTTGATGATACCATGATCAAACTGTCTGCTAACAATGCAGGAGATTCTGTTGACCATGGTGTGTACGCTAAGTATGTCGATGGCGTAACAACCAAATATGCTGGATACTTCCGTGACTCTTCAGACTCTAGCGTATTTAAGTTCTACACTGGTCTGCAAACTGAACCAACTACAACTGTAGATACTGGCGCAACAGGTTATACTTTGGCTCAAGTAGATGCAATCATCGATGGCGGAACTTACTAAATACATTATAATGTAAAGGAGAATCAATGCCCCTTTATAGGGGCATCTCCATTTTTGTAATCCAGTCTATATAGACTTTGAAAAATTAGGACCATACATATGGCATCGTTGATTAAGATCAAACGCTCAGCTGTTGCAGGCAAGCGTCCAACCACATCAAACATTGAAAATGGAGAACTTGCGCTTAACACTGCTGACGGCAGATTGTTTTCGAGCGACGGAGCACTAGTCTTTGAAATTGGTGCTAATGTACATTCTCTATCTGTTGGCACTGGCGGCATTACAATTGGTAACAATGCATTCACGCTACCAACAACAGACGGCAATTATGGCGAAATTCTACAAACGGATGGCTCAGGTAATATCACTTGGGGCGATTCGTTAACATCAAGATATAAATCTTACACATATACAGCATCAAATAACCAAACTGTTTTTACTGGTGCTGATGCCAATGCGCAAACGCTTACATTAAAACCTGAACAAATCGCAGTATATTTAAACGGCGTAAAACTTACTCCAACAACAGATTATACTGCTAACAGCAGTGCTGTTACGCTAACTGAAAGAGCTGGCGTTGATGATATTTTGCAGGTAGAATCGTTTGGTTCCGCATCAATTGTAAGCATTAACGCAAATTTAACCGAAAACACTACAAATAGTAATACAATTAACGAATATTTGGCTGATTCTTGGTCTTCAACAGAATACAGATCGGCTAAATACATGGTACAAATTGAAAGAACTGGAAATGCTAATGCGTTTCAGGTCGCTGAAGTATTATTAGTCCATAATGGTTCCGCCGTATTTATGACTGAATATGGTGCTGTAAAAACATCTGCGAATGTTGCATCAATTGATGCAGACTTGGTGAGTGGACAAGTTAGGCTGAAAATTAACCCATTTTCAGCGGACACTAAAACAAGGGTTACTAGACTTTCTATCTCATCTTAAATTACAAATAAAAGGAAATAGGAAATGGCCAAATCCAAATCCCGTAATTTAGCAGACGTCATTGGTAAGAAAAGTATATATGCTCAGAATTACACCGACGTTGCTGCTAATAATGGCGTCACTCTTTCTCAACTTGCGATAGATGTTGATGCCGTCGAAGGGTTGATCGGTTCAGGAACTTCTTCGCTCGTATCCAACACTTATTTGCAGTCTGCAATTGCAAATACTAATGCTTGGATTGCGACTGAAAATGCTCGTATTGATCTTCTCAACACTAATCTTACATCAACTAATACTGCGATCCGCTCTTATGTAGATCAAGAAGTTGCTAATCTTGTTGATTCAGCTCCAGCAACTCTTGACACTCTTAATGAGTTGGCAGCAGCACTTGGCGATAATCCTAACTTCGCCACAACCTTGACAACTAATCTGAGCCAGAAGCTGGGTGCTTCCGCTACAGTAACTCTGAACGGTGATGTTACTGGTACGGCGTCATTCTCTTCAAACGCAGTAACAGTAACAACTGATATTGCTAACTCTGGTGTAACTGCTGGTTCTTATGGTTCTAGTTCTGCTATTCCAGTAATTACTGTTGGTGCTGATGGTCGTGTTACTTCTGCAACAACACAGGCAGTTGCTGGTGTTAATAGTTTCAGCTATTCTGCTGCTAACAACACTCTGACGATCGCTACCGCAGACGGTGGTAACTTTACTGCTACGATTGATCAGGCTGAGTGGGATAACTACATGACGGTTGCGAACACCAACGCAGCCATCGCATCTGCTATCAATAATCTTGTTGATGGCGCTCCTGCAGCTCTTGATACGCTGAATGAACTTGCTGCAGCAATCAATGATGATGCCAATTACGCTGCGACAGTAACTACTGCTCTTGGTACGAAAGCAACTTGGTCAGCATTGACTGCCACCAATACTGCTATTCGTAGTCTGGTATCTGATGTTGACGGTCGTGCAGATCTTCTCAACACCAATCTGACATCAACTAATACAGCAATTCGTACATTGGTTAATAGCAATCTCGCTAATACTAATGCTTGGATTGCGACTGAAAATGCTCGTATTGATCTGGTTAATACTAATCTGACATCAACTAATACTGCTCTGCGTTCGTTGATCTCAACTAATGCATCTGATATCAGTAATGTTCGTTCTGAATTGTATGCTACAAATACTGCAATTCGTGCGCTTGTTACTGATAATGCTAATGAAACGAGTGCATTGTGGTCAGCTTTGACTTCAACAAATACAGCTGTTCGTGCATATACTGACACTGCTGTTTCTAATCTTGTTGATTCAGCCCCAGCAACTCTTGACACTCTTAATGAGTTGGCAGCTGCTCTGGGTGACGATCCAAACTTCGCTACGACTCTCACAACCAACCTCGGTCAGAAACTCGGTGCTACTGCTACTGTAACTTTGACTGGTGACGTGTCAGGTTCTGGTTCGTTCTCATCTAACTCAGTTTCTATCGCAGTAACTGTTGCTGATGATAGCCATAATCATGTACTCAGCAATGTAGACGGTTTAGAATCTGCTCTTGCTAATAGAATGCAGGTTGCTAACACTATTGCTCTTGTTAATTCAAGACTTGGTGCTACAGCTTCTGTTGCTTTGACGGGCGATGTGACTGGTACTGCTACATTTAGCGCAAATGCTGTAAGTGTTACAACTGACATCGCTAACTCTGGTGTTACTTCTGGCACTTATGGTTCCTCAACTGAAGTTCCTGTTGTTGTAATTGGTGCAGACGGTCGTGTTACTTCTGCTACAACTCAGACTGTTGCTGGTGTAACTGGATTTACATTTACCCAAGCGAATAATAACCTTCGCATCACCGTTGCTGATGGCACCACATATGATGCAGTGGTTAATGTTAGCGACAAAGCAACTTGGACTGAACTGCTTGCTACCAATACAGCAATCCGTTCGTTGATCTCAACTAATGCGGCAACTGAGTTGTCTCACTTGGCTAATACTAATGCTTACATTGCTGACGAATCGGCTCGTATTGATCTTCTCAACACTAATCTGACATCAACTAATACTGCGATTCGCAGCTATGTTGATACTTCAGTTGCTAATCTTGTTGATTCAGCTCCAGCTGCTCTCGATACTCTGAACGAACTGGCTTCTGCGTTGGGTGATGATGAAAACTTCGCTACAACTCTCGCAACCAACCTTGGTCAGAAGCTCGGTGCTACTGCTACTGTTACATTGTCAGGTGATGTTACTGGTTCAGCTAACTTCTCTGCTAACTCTGTAACTGTCGTAACTGATATTGCTAACACTGCAGTAACTGCTGGTTCTTACGGTTCTGCTTCTGCTATTCCTGTAATTACTGTTGCTGCTGATGGTCGTATTACTGGCGCTACAACTCAAACTGTTGCTGGTGTTACTGCTACTACCTATACTCAGGGCAATAATGTATATCGTGTTTCTACTGCAGACGGTAAGACTTTTGATACTGTTATTCCTACTAGCGATAAGTTGCAGGTTGCTAATGCTGCTGCTACATACGAAACTATTTCGAATGTAAATGCATACTTGGCTAACACCAATGCTTATATTGCTTCGGTATCTGCTACTGAACGTGCTGCTTTGGCTAACACCAATGCTTACATTGCTAATGTTAAGACTATCGCAACTAATCGTCTTGGTGAAACTGCTACTATCACATTGACTGGTGATGTTGGCGGTACTGCTTCGTTCAGCTCTAATGCTGCTACAATTACAGTACTTTCTAACAACTTGGCTGCTAACTCGTTTGTTACTGCTAACTATGTGGCGAATACTACATTCCAGACATTTGTTGCTAACAATCAGTATGTATTCAGCGAATACACCTATACAGCGTCCAATAACCAACAGTCATTTGGTGGTGCTGATGACAATGGTAATACTTTGTCTTATGTTTCTGGTAAGACCTCAGTATTCATGAATGGTGTTCTGCTTGTTAATGGTAGCGACTATTACGCATCTAATACAACCTCAATTTGGTTGGCTGATGGTGCGGGCACAGGTGATGTTATCTCAATGCAGGCGTTTAGTTCTGCTGCCAACTTTGTAGAAAAGGATGCAAACATCTCAACTGGTTCTACTACTCTGTCTGGCACTAGTGCTCAAGTTGTTGACAGCTTTGGTACAGGCGATTACAGAACTGCTAAGTACATTGTACAGTGCACTGATACTGATAACAACTACTATCAGTCAGCTGAAGTGCTGTTGATTCATGATGGTACTAATGTTGAAATCACTCAGTATGGTTCTGTTGAACTTGGTGCTGCTTTGCCAGGTGATATTATGACTATTGATGCTGATATCTCTGGTGGCAACGTCCGTCTGAAAGTTACCCCAACAGGAACAAACTCTGTTGTTAAGGTGCTGAGACTGATGATTGTTTAAGTGAAGTGATAAACAGTGGCAAAAAGTAGAAATAGATTATTTGCTGAACTCCTGACCTCCGCTTATGCGGGGGAAGGGGGCGAGGCTCCTGAAGCATCGGTTGGTGTTTTTGAAACAACTGTTGCTGGTGATGGAAATACTGCTATTGATAGTGTTTCCTCTTCTACTGTTGCTGCTGTTACATATCACGTGGTCGCCTCATATAATGGGGCGTACCAGTATTCTACCATTGCTGCCGTCAAAAATAATGAAGGTGGCATGGACTACAACGAATATGGCGTGCTTGAGACGAACAATTCTGCGCTTGCAGCATATTCCGTTGTTATAAATAACGGTAACATAACATTATACGCTGATCCAATTAATTCTAGTACAAAATTTAGATCTACTAGAATTGTTGTTGAGGAGTGAGTTTTTTTCAATAACCAATAAGAAGGATAAGGAACTCTTATGGCAAATAAAAAAGGTTTCGTGGCTCGTCACGGTGTCATCGTCAACGGTGTAACTGTAATCGACGCCAACGGTAATGTCAGTGCAAATGCTCTTTCTTCGGGCATTGCTGCTGACCTTAATACGAAAGCATCCTGGGCTGCGCTCCTCGCAACTAACACTGCGATTAGATCAGTAATTTCTACAGAAGTTGCTGGTCTTGTTGACTCTGCCCCAGCAACTCTGGATACACTGAATGAATTGGCTGCTGCTTTGGGCGATGACGCTAACTACGCAGCTACAATCGCAACTTCTCTGGCAACAAAGGCATCTAATGCTGCGTTCCAGTCTGCTCTTGCTAATACTAATGCATACATTGCAACCAAGATGGATTCCTCTGGCGGCTCCTTTACTGGCACAGTCAACGCTGGTCACATTATTCCGACTGCCAACAATACCTATGATCTTGGTTCTGCAAACATGGTGTGGCGAGATGTTTACATCGGTCCTGGGTCATTGTATGTAAATGGGACAAAGGTGATCGAAGATGATTCTGATACAATCGTTGTAAAGGCTGATCCAGATCAATCGCTGACCGTAAAAACAACTGGTACTGGTGAAACAACCCTTCAATCTGAAGGCGGTGTAAATGTTACTGCTACTGGTACTTCCGACGTGCAGATCACTGCATCTTCGGGTAATATTGAGCTGAAAGGCACAACTTCCCTTTTGAGCGGCAAGCGTATTATTGACTCTGCTGGTACTCAGGTTGAGTTCGGTGATAATATCGAAATGAATAGCAACAAGATTACTGGTGTTGGTACTCCAGTAAATACTGGTGATGCTGCAACTAAGGGTTATGTTGATTCTGCAGACTCTACTCTGTCTTCATCAATCAGCTCTTTGACGAGCACTGTTGCTTCTAACCTTGCTAACACCAATGCATATATTTCTAGTGTTGATGCTAATGCCAAAACAAGAGATGGTGATCGTCTTGGTGCAACAGCTTCAATTACACTGGCTGGTGATCTGAGCGGCTCTGCTTCGTTCTCTGCTAACGCAATGACATTGACAGCAACAGTTGCTGATGATAGCCATAATCATATTATTAGCAATGTTGATGGTCTGCAGACTGCTCTGAATAACAAGATGTCTGTTGCAAATACAATTGCTCTGGCTAATGCTCGCCTTGGTGCTGCAGCTTCTGTCGCTCTGACAGGCGCAGTAACTGGTTCTGCTTCTTTCTCTGGCAATAGCGTAAGCATTACAACAACCGCTACATCTGATCCTACACTGACATTGAATGGTGATGTTAGTGGTTCTGCTACATTTACTAACTTGGGTAATGCTACTCTGACAGCAACAGTTGCAGATGATAGCCACAACCATAGCAGTTCTTCAGGCGCATTTACTGTTGGCACAGATCTGACTGTATCTGGCGGTGACATTACTCTTTCTGGTACTGGTCGTATTCAGGGTGTTGATACTGTATCAGCAGGTACTGATGCTGCAAACAAGACTTATGTTGATACAGCAATCAGCAACCTTGTTGATTCAGCTCCAGCAACTCTGGATACGCTGAATGAATTGGCAGCTGCTTTGGGTGATGACCCCAACTTTGCTACAACTCTGACTACAAACCTTGGTCAGCGTCTTGGTGCAGCAGCTTCAATTACACTGGCTGGTGATGTATCTGGTTCTGGTTCGTTCTCTTCAAACGCAGTATCTATTACTTGTACTGTTGCTGATGATAGCCATAATCATATTATCGGAAATGTTGATGGCCTGCAGACAGCACTTGATGCTAAGGCTCTTGGCGCAACAACTATTTCTGCTGGTACAGGTCTGACTGGTGGTGGTTCTCTTGCTGCTAATCGCACTATTTCTCTGAGCCACCTCGGCATTCAGAATCTTTCCGATCCTGATGCTGACCGCATTATGATGTGGGATGACAGTGCTGGTGCGGTTGCTTGGATGACTGCAGGTTCTAACCTCAGCATTTCAGGCACAACTCTGAGTTCTACTGACACCAACACTACATACTCTGCTGGTAATGGTGTCTCCCTTTCAGGTACAACCTTCTCGGTTGCAGCTGGTACAGGCTTGACACAGCAGGCTTCTGGTCTGGCATTGAGCCACTTGGGTATTCAATCATTGAGCGATCCTGGTGCCGACCGCATTATGTTCTGGGACGATTCAGCAGGTGCGATGAAATGGTTGTCTGCTGGCTCTAATATGAGCATCAGCGGCACTTCTCTGAACTCATCTTACACTGATACCAACACTACTTACTCAGCTGGTACAGGTCTGGGTCTTTCTGGAACAACCTTCTCGCTGAGTCATCTGGGTATTCAGTCTCTGTCTGATCCTAATGCTGACCGCATTATGTTCTGGGATGATTCTGCAGGTGCTATGGCTTGGTTGTCTGCTGGTTCTAACTTGTCAATTTCTGGTACATCGTTGAACTCTAGCTACACTGATACCAACACTACATACACTGCTGATGGTAACTATGGTCTGACCTTGTCTGGCACGACTTTCCGCCTTGAAGATGATCGCCGCCGCAACAGCTCAAGCACTGATATTTACAGCGGCAACACGCATGACTATACATTTTATGACGCATCACACGGCATTCGTTGGTACACAGCAGGTTCTGAAGAAATGCGCCTTGAAAATGACGGTGATCTTCACGTTGACGGCGACGTTGTTGCTTACTCAACTACTGTTTCAGACGAGCGTTTGAAAGAAAATATCGTTGGTATTGATGATGCGCTCAATAAAGTTTTGCAGCTTAACGGCTACACCTTCTCATACAAGGCTGATGGCAAAGTGTCGGCAGGTGTAATTGCTCAAGAAGTAGAAAAAGTTTTACCTGAAGCAGTAGCAGAAAAGGGTCTGCCATACAAAGCAGATGACGACCAGATGTACAAGGTTGTCACCTACGATGCGCTCCACGGATTGTTGATTGAAGCAATCAAGGAACAGCAAGCGATGATCGATGAATTAAAGGCGAAAATTGGTTAATTAATGGCGGAATGGCTCCCACTAAGTGGGAGCCAAAACCTAAATACAGTTAATCAATAAAGGAGAATACAATGGCTGTAACAGGATCTGGACAAATTTCAATCATCGACATTGTTAATGAATTTGGTGGTTCAGCACCACACTCCCTTAGTGAATATTATGGTGTAGCTGCAGGAGTACCAACATCAGGAGAAATTTCGATTGCTGATTTTTACGGTACAAGTAGCATTGTGTTTGCTTCTGCTACTGGCGGCACAACTTACACTTCTGGTTCATATAAGTATCATAAATTTACATCGTCAGGCACATTTAATTTGACTACATCTCCAGTTAACAATGAACTTGAGTATCTTGTAGTTGCTGGTGGTGCAGGTGGCGGCGGCGACGTTGGCGGCGGTGGTGGTGCTGGTGGTGTTCTTTATGGACATTTGGTTCCTAGCACAGGGAGTTATTCAATTACCATCGGCGGCGGTTCTGGCGGCAGTACTGGGGTTGCCAGTAATGGTAGCGACTCATATATCAGTAGTATGTCTAGTACTGCAAAGGGCGGCGGCGGTGGCGGTTGCGCAGTAGGTAACGCTGGTCGAAATGGTGGTTCTGGTGGTGGCGACGGTGGTCACAACGGAAACCCTACAAACACTGTTTCAACTCAAACATCCGCATCATGGGAAACAGCGTATGGTAATGGTGGCGGTGATTCGCCAGGACAAGGTGCTGGCGGCGGTGGTGGTGCTGGCGGCGCAGGCGGTAATGGCTCTGGAGGCACGCCAGGTACTGGTGGCGCAGCTTTGTCTTCATATAGTACATGGACTTCAGCTGCGTCATTTGGCGTAAGTAATGAGTTTGCAGGTGGCGGTGGTTCATCATCAACAGACAGTTATGGTTGCGCATGGGCATATGGCGGCGGTGGTGGCGCTGGTCGAGGCAATAGCTGCGGTCAGGCAGGTACAGCTGCAACTGTGAATACTGGTTCTGGTGGCGGTGGTGGCGGTCACTATGGTGGTACGCCAGGCGGTGCTGGTGCTTCTGGTATTGTTGTTATTCGTTATAGAATCTCTTAAGGGGGAAATATATGTCGCACTTTGCAAAAGTAAATTCAGAAAATATTGTTGTTCAGGTAATTGTTGCCGAACAAGATTTTATTGATTCTTTGCCCGCAGAAGATGGCATTTCTTGGATTCAAACAAGTTACAATACTTTTGGTGGAAAACATTACAACCCTGAAACTGGTGAAGAAGATGATGGATTGCCATTGCGCAAAAATTATGCTGGCATTGGGTTTACATATAATCCTGATTTTGATGCGTTTATTCCGCCGCAACCATATGAAAGCTGGTCATTGAATGAAGAAACGTGCCTATGGGAAGCGCCAATACCAATGCCAGAAATTCCAGTAGGTGATGATGGCGTTTTAACAGCGTATTATAAATGGTCTGAAAGCCAGTACAATGAAACTAACGATGGGTGGTTGCTAGTAACAGTATAATATGTTTGAGTGTATAGTTTTTTAGTTAATGAATGTCAGAATTTATCTTCTTCTACTCGCTTTGGTTAGTACCGCAGGGTGTAGTGCGCTTACGCCTATTACAACTTTGTTGGACATAGGCGAAGCGCACGAAGCAGTACAAAAAGATAAAGAGCAGCCGACCACAATCAAAACCGTTATAACAAAAGACAATGGTGAGATTGTGGTTCGGTCTGACTCTGATAAATCTATTGTTGGCACTCCTATCATCAATCCAGATTCTAAGCCAACATTCAGCACAGAAAAAGCAGTCTCCTCGGTCCCAACATGGCTTAAACTTCTGGCAGGACTCTCTGGAATCCTCTTTTTACTAAATACGGTTAGACACCATTATAATAAAAACAAAGAGGTGACACATGATTCCAGTCGAACTAATAACAATGGGTGGCGGCGCACTTATGGGTGGTTTGTTCAAATTTATGGACAACGCTCAAAAGAACAAGCAGAAGCAGATGGAAATGATGATGGCGGATCGTCAGCAGAAAGCGGACATCGCCAATCAGGAGAGAGAATCCGCATCCAAGTCGGCAGACGCAGCGGCGAATAGAGTAGGCAACGATCCGTTTGCTAAACTGACTCGTCGTATCTTCGTTCTCTCAATGGTCGCATTGGGTGCTTGGGCAATGGTCGGCGGACTTACTGGTCTTGATATTATTGTTCCGATCACTCAGGAAGTTGGTGGATCTTATCTTTTTGGCATTGTTGACACACAAAAGACTGTAACAGAATTCGTCAGACTAGAAAATGCACTCGTACATTTTGAATGGTTGAAGACGTCGATCCTAGCTGCAGGCGCATTCTATCTCGGCAAGAGTTAAGTAACAACTTTTCAAATGATATAAATAGTCCCAGTAGATAAACTCTCTGGGACTTTTTTATGGCAGCTCCAACAACAAGAACTGAGTTTAAGAAGTATTGCCTTCGTGAACTTGGTGCACCAGTTATCGAAATCAATGTTGACGACGATCAAGTTGACGACCGTATTACTGATGCACTTGAATACTATCGTGACTTTCATTACGATGGTTCTTATCACGACTATTACAAGTATCAAGTAACATCAGCGGATATTACCAACAAGTACATCACGCTGCCAGAATCTATTATTGGTGTTGTTAATTTGTTTCCAATTGGTGCTGGACTTAACACCAACAATCTATTCAACCTTCGCTATCAGATTACGCTGAACGAAATCTATGACTGGGCGCATGGGCAGTTTGCTCACTACGCTATGTCGATGGAACGCATTGCTTTGATGCAAGAACTGTTTGTTGGCAAACAGATGTTCCGCTTCAATCGCCATATGGATCGCCTGTACATTGACATGGACTGGGAGGCGAAGGTTACTGCAGGTGAGTATATTATTATCGAATGTTATAGAACGGCTGATCCTGACACGTATGCAGACGTCTGGGGTGATCGTTGGCTTCGTAAGTACGCCACGCAATTAATTAAGCGTCAGTGGGGAACAAACCTAAAGAAGTTCTCTGGCATGCAGCTGCCAGGTGGCGTTACCTTTAATGGCGAACAAATCTATCAAGAGGCAGATGAGGAGATTAAGCGACTGGAAGAAGAGATGATCAATACATACTCACTTCCGACTTACGATATGATTGGATAATTCTTCATGCCTACAACGAACTTTTACTTTAACAATTTTGAGAACTCGATGGAGCAACGACTCATCGAGGATCTTATTATTGAATCCATCAAAATCTATGGCATGGAAATATTCTACATGCCAAGAACAATTGTAAATGAAGATTTATTGTTTAGCGAAGATACATTATCAACCTTTGATGATGCATACCCAATTGAAATGTATATTAAATCAGTTGATGGGTTTGAGGGCGATGGCGATTTTCTTTCTAAGTTTGGTTTGGAAATTCGTGACGCAGTTACATTAACAGTTGCTCGTCGCCGTTTCTCTGAAGAAATTGAAGATGGCGAAACGACGAAAGGTATTGGTCGTCCAGCTGAAGGCGATCTTATCTATCTGCCTCTTAATGGCAAGATTTTTGAAGTCAAGTTTGTAGAACACGAATCCATCTTCTATCAGATGGGTTCTTTGCAGGTTTATGATCTGCGTTGTGAACTGTTCGAATACAGCCATGAGCAGCTCAATACTGGCATTGATGTTATTGATTCGATTGAAACTGCATACTCTGGCGATATGAACTTCTATCAACTGCTGCTTGAAGATGGCGGTGGTTTGAAGTTTGAAGACGGTTCGTTTATCATCAACGATGGTTACCGTATTGAAGACGCTGACAATCAAGCGAACAACGAATACTATACAACTCAGACTCAGACGCTCAACTTTGTTGACTGGAGCGAGTCAAATCCATTCGGTGAAATCTAATGGCGAACTGGCAATATTTTTACAACGGTGTTACTCGCAAATATATTATCATGTTTGGTAATATGTTCAACGATATTCGTGTCGTGCGTAACAACAGCGCAGGAACACCAGTACAAACAATTGGCGTTCCTATTGCCTATGGTCCAGTAGAAAGTTTCTTACAAAGAATCAACTCTGACTCAAACATTGACCGTGAGATTGCGATTCAGCTTCCACGCTTATCATTTGAGTTGATCAATATGAATTATGCGCCTGAGCGTTCATTAAATAAAATGAACAAGAATACGAATATTGGTTCGGGTGCTAGTTCTGTTCGTGCTCAGTATTCGCCAATCCCATATGATTTTCAAATTGCATTGTATGGTATGTTCAGTAACAATGAAGATGCGGTTCAAGTCAACGAACAGATCCTTCCATTCTTTAGACCTGAATGGACTTCTAGTTTGAAGTTGATTCCAGCAATCGGCGATTACTATGACATTCCTACAGTGTTCAACGATATGAGCATTGAAGATACATATGAGAATGACTTCGTTACTCGTAGAGCAATTATCTACACTTGGAACTTTACCATCAAAGGTTATCTCTTTGGACCAGTGAGCAACAGAGGTGTAATCAAACGCACCATTATTGACATGGTTGCTCAGCAATCTAACAATGCAATTGATACTGAGATTGGTCCACACCATAGGATTATTCTTACTCCTGGTCAGTATGCGAATGGTTCTCCAACCGCAAACTCAGCAGCAAGTATTTCTTATCTAAACATTAGTGCCAACAGCACTTGGGGTTATGCGTTTGATAGATATGACTATTTTGATGGAGTAAAAAGGTAAATAGGCACAATCACTAATGAAAAATTTGACTGATAATATGAATGAGATCTTGGGAATTGAAGGTGACTTGATAATTGATGATCCTAAAGCACCGATTGTGGTTCCTAGATCAAAAGATCAATCCAAAGACATACAAACTGACTATGAGTATGCTCGTAGCAATTTGTATCAGGTAATTGAAAAGGGATCGTATGCGCTTGACTCGTTGCTTGAGTTGGCAAAAGCATCTGAACATCCACGTGCATTTGAAGTTGTTGGACAACTAACCAAAACATTGGTTGACGCTAACAAAGATCTTCTTGCTATTCAGAAACAAGTAAAAGAACTGAAGAAAGAAGAAGAACAAAATGAAACTGCGAAAGGTGGAACAGTAAACAACAATCTGTTTGTTGGTTCTACTGCTGACTTATTGAAGATGATTAAAGATGAATCAAATTGAGAAAGGTTATCTTGGTAATTTAAACCTAAAACGCAAAGGTGTTAAGGTTGATTGGACCAAAGAACAAGTCCAAGAGTTTATTAAATGTGCCAAAGATCCAGTTTACTTCTCTGAGAAATACATTCAAATCGTTCATGTCGATCATGGACTCATACCGATTGTACTTTATGACTATCAAAAAGAAATTATCGAAAAGATTACAAAAAATCGTCGTGTTACCGTTGTCACCTCGAGACAGGCAGGTAAAACGACAACAGCTGTAGCAGTAATCCTGCACTATGTTCTGTTCAACAATCACAAAACGGTTGGACTGCTCGCAAACAAAGGTGATTCTGCTCGTGAAATTCTAGATCGTATCAAGATTGCATACGAAGCACTGCCGAAGTGGATTCAGCAGGGTGTTATTGAATGGAACAAAGGTTCGGTTGAATTTGAAAATGGTTGTAAGATTATTGCGGCAGCGACCTCATCCTCTACTATTCGTGGTAAGTCAGTGTCATTCCTGTATATTGACGAGGCGGCGTTCGTAGAAGGATGGGATGAGTTCTTCGCATCTGTATTCCCTACCATTTCTTCTGGTACAACAACTAAGATTCTATTTACAAGTACGCCAAATGGACTTAATCACTTTTACAAAACATGCGAAGGCGCAAAAGATGGTTCAAATGGTTACAAGTATGTTGAAGTTCCTTGGTATGAAGTCCCAGGAAGAGACGAAGCATGGAAGAAAGATACTTTACAATCCATGGACTTTGATATGCAGAAGTTTGCTCAGGAATTCGAGTGCGAGTTCCTCGGATCGTCAGGAACGCTAATTGATGGTAGCAAACTCAAAGCATTGGTTTCTCGTCAACCTTTAAAGGAAAGTCATCATGTTAAAGTGTATGAGGAACCATTAAAAGAACATACATATTTTTGTATTGCTGACGTGTCACGTGGCAAAGGTCTTGACTATTCAGCGTTTCATATTATTGATGGCACTCAAATGCCATATAAACAGGTTTGTACATTCCGTGATAATTTAATTACACCTGTTGAATACACTGAAATTATACATAGAATATGCGTGAAATACAACGAAGCACTTGTATTGACGGAAGTAAATGATATTGGAGCGCAAATTCCAGATCTACTTCTGTTTGATTATGATTACGAAAATATCTTACATACGCAGAATGCTGGTCGAGCAGGTAAAAGAATTTCGGGTGGGTTTGGTAAGAAAGGCACTGCGATTGATAAAGGTATTCGTACAACTCAACAAGTAAAATCTATTGGCTGTTCGGTGCTTAAACTGCTGATTGAACAAGACCAACTTATTGTAAATGATTGGGAC